TTAGCAGTAATTGATAACAACGGTCAAACGCCAGTAGTTGGTGGCGACAGTGGTTATTGGAAACTGTTTACACAAGGTGACCCAGCAGGTATTTTAACCACACAAGGTGACTTAATTATTAGGGACGCCGTTGGCGCAACTAGATTAGGAATTGGTCGTGCTGGTGACAGACTTGTTGTAAGTGCTAACGGAAATCAATTAGAGTATCAAACACCTACGGCTTCAAACGAAATTTACGTTGCTCCTTCAGGTTCAGATACAAATCCAGGAACAGAATCACTACCTTACAAAACTTTGAAAAAGGCAGCTTCAGTTGCTCAGACAAATGGTATTTCTCAAATTTCAGGTGTTGCAGGCGGTACCGGTGGTACTCCAAACACATACAGAAATGTTGCGATTACAGGTGGTTCATCTTCAGGTGCTACAGCAGACGTAGTAACAGACGGTTCATCTGTAGCTTCAGTTACAATCGTTAATAACGGTACAGGTTGGTCAGAAGGAAATACTGCTACAATCGCCGGTGCAAATATCGGTGGTGCAACAGACGTAACATTCAGTGTTGAAACAGTACAATTTGGTGATACAATTCGTATGCAAGGTGGTACTTATGAAGAAGTATTCCCAATTATTATTCCATCAGGTACAACTCTATTCGGTGACTCATTAAGAGGTACTAGAATTGAACCGGCAGCTGGTAGTTCAACTTCTGTAGCAACTATTGATACAGTGGGAGCTAATGACGCAAGTAGAACACCAGGAACATATACAAATGTTGCTACTACTTCAGCGGGTTCAGGAACAGGATTAAAAGTAACAGTAGTTGTTGATGGTTCATCAGCGATTACAGTAGCAGTAACTTATGGTGGTGCTAATTATGCAGATAACGAAGTTATTACAATTGCAGACACAGTTTTAGGTAACGGTGGTGGTGCTAACTTAACTTGCCAAGTTGCAACTTTACACAATAACAACGCATGTACAATGTTACTTGTTAACAACAGTACATACATTTCATTTATGACATTCCAAGGAATGACAACAGGCGCTAATGTTTGTTCACTTGACCCTAGTGGTTCAATTACAACTGCTTCTCCATACATTCACAACTGTACTTCTGTAAACACAGGTACAACTGGTATGTTGATTGACGGATTTGCACAAGCAAGTGGTAACAAATCAATGGTTGCCAATGACTTTACACAGATTAACTCAGACGGTACTGGAGTCCTTGCGACTAACGGTGGTCGTGCAGAGTTAGTATCAGTATTTACTTACTACTGTGATAAAGGTTTCCATGCAACAACAGGTGGTACGCTTAGAGCGCTTAACTGTTCAAACGCATACGGAGAATATGGTGCTCTTGCAGACGGTGTTACTTCAACAGAAACACCAGGTGAAGTTCAAGCAAGAGGTCATCAACTTAAATACGTTAAATTATCAGGTAATATTGCTTCTGCTACACCAGCAGCCGGCGATAGTTTAACAGGTGCTACTTCAGGTGCAACTGCTACCTTATTAGGACATGTTGCTTCAACTTTCAAACTTAAATTTGAAAACTTATCAGGCACATTCTTACCTAATGAAACAGTTAACGTAACAGGTTCAAGTTCATATAATTTTGTAACAACAAAACTTGACGCTAACCTAGTTGATGAAGCAACAAAAACAATTACAGGTATTACATCTGCTAACCCAGCAGTAGTAACATCTGCTAATCACGGATTACAAAACGGTACTAAAATTGTTATTAGTGGCGTAGTTGGTATGACAGAAGTAAACACAAATACTTACTATGTACAAAACACAGCAACAAACACATTTAGTTTATCATCAAGTGATGACCCGACAGTTACAACTAACGTAGATAGTTCAGCATTTACAGCATACACTTCAGGTGGTGTAATTACTCCTAAAAATGTAGTTACAGGTCAAACAGGATATCTTTTCCATGTTGACAGTACATCTTCTTTCCTAGGAACAGCAGGTGCAATGGGAGTTGGACAAAACTTCCAGTTTGCAGGTGATTCACAATATTATCGTGTTACGGCTGCGACAGAAGAAGACACAACTAATAGAAGAGCTTTAGTTGCAATTACTCCTGAAAGAACATCACCAGTTCCTGATAATACAGAGGCTGATGTAACAAAACTATTCTCAAACATTCGTCTAACAGGTCACGACTTCCTATCAATTGGTACTGGTTCATTTACAGACACCAACTATCCAAATAGTGTAGGTGCAACGCAACCTTATGACCAATCAAGAGAAACTACTGAACAAAACGGTGGTCGTGTGTACTACACTTCTACTGACCACTTAGGTAACTTTAGAGTTGGTTCGCAGTTTAAGATTGACCAGGCAACTGGTACTGCTACACTAAACGCAGACGCATTTGACCTTTCTGGTTTGACAGAGTTACAACTTGGTTCAATTGGTGCTCAAATCGGTGCAACAATTAACGAATTTAGTACAGACGGTACACTATCAGGTAATTCTGATACGGCTGTTCCAACGGAACAAGCAGTTAAGACTTATGTAGATGGTAACTCGTTCTCAACTGGTAAAGGGATTGCAATGGCAATCGTTTTTGGTTAACAATAAATATAAGCAGAGGAAAATAACAAATGGCAATTCCAAATATAGTAAACGTAGCAACCATTAATGGTAAAACTGATTCTGGTGAATTGAATACAACATATACAACTTCACTAGTAACAAATGCTGGGTCTTCTGGAAAGTCTTACAAAATTAATAATGTAACAATTACTAATAAGGCTGGTTCAGACACAACATTCAGAGTATCATTCTATGATGGTTCTACCGATAGATTTATAGCCTACAACGTTAACTGTCCCGCTAATACAGTGGTTTTCGTAACAGATAAAAACTCTAGTTTCTATCTGGAAGAAGGCGACCAAATTAGAGGTGGTGCAGCTACTAACAGTAGACTTGATTGGCTTGTTTCTTACGAAATCATTTCGTAGTATAAGTTAAACAGATTTAGAGGAGAGATTAATGGCTACAGGACCAATATACGGCAGAAAATCGTCACGAAGAATGAATGGTTCCATTCTTGGTTCTCATATGCATTCCACGTGGCACAGAAAATTATCAAATGTTCATAGAACGGATGGTACGGACGGCTATGCGCCTCACTCTGGACTATTTGACATGAGACAAGTATTGTCTATGACTATGAATGATGGTTATATTCCTTTTGGTTCAGGTGTTAATACAACTTCTACAATTGCACACCACACTTATCCTAACGTAGTAAATTATACTAGTGAAATTTTTGGTGGTGGTTCAGGACAAGGTGTTAGAGACGTAAACTCAGGTCCTAGTAACGCATACAGTCAGTACAGTCACGGTGGTGGTAATAAAAATCAATCAAATGGTAATTCAGAATCAGCGGCTAGTGCTATGGTTTATTTTCACGATGGAAATTACAACTGGTCTAAAGCAAGTGAATACTACAATGGTGGATACGGTAGTTATGGTACACAAGGTTTTAGAGACAGGACTTCAGCAGCTGCTAACTGGAGATACAGACAAATTATTGCCTTAACTTATACAGGCGGTGGTTACAAAAGTGGTTCTCCTTGGAGACAAGTACATAGAAGTATGCATAGTACAGACCAAACTACAAACTTAGGTACTATTGCCGACCATGCAGGTTCTTATATTGCCGGAGCAAATAACGCTACTACATTCTTTTTATGGTCTACACCTACAGATAACGCAAACTCAACTGCTTCGACAAGAACATCAGCAGTTCACATGTTCACTGATACAGGTAAGTCACATAACAGTAACTACGATTTGTATAATTCAAGACAAGATTTATCTTCTTCTCAAAAAGAGTTAGACTTAGCATTTCAAACAGGCTCAGGTTCATCTAACTTTGAGGTGTTTAATCTTATAACAGAAACAAAATTCACACAGTTTGGTGGTAACTTAACATCAACTGGTTCAGCATTTTCTGATAAAGATAATGGTTATCATTGGGACGATGGTTCTGGTTGTAAAATTAATTACTATTCTTTTTCACATCAATCCACAACTCATTGGTCTAATCACGGACAACAAAAAGGTATCAACTCTAAAAACAGAATTGGTTATTGTGGTAACGAAGGAGATTACAACGGTGGTTATAACTACAGAAGATGGAATTTAACAAACGATACTAACATTGGTACAGTTGGTAAAATTGAGCAAAACATGGGTGAAGAAAATTACGGAATGGGACAAGACTGGCAGTATATGATTGGTAACTATGATGGTTCTCAGAATAACGAAAACCATAAACTGTACTATGCTACAGATACAGGTACTACTGTTTCAGGATTAAGTCCTACTGCTAATGCAGGTCAAAGTTCAGGTCACTGTGCCTGGAGAGGTTAATTTAAAACGTATAAATAATAGTACATTATATTAAGGAGATACTATGAGTAAAAGAATTGACATGAGTAACGACACGGCTATTATTGAATATGCCAATGGTGAAGTAAGTCATCACAATCCTAAATTTAAAATGGAACATTTTGTAGGCGGTTCTATGCTTACGCCATTTAAAAGGATGCACCAATACCTAGTTGAATTAAGAACAAAACAAGATTCGTTTTTACATTGTGAATGGGAATTGAAGAAAAAAGAAATTGAATTACTAATTGAAGAGAAGAAATATAAAAGAGCCAAAGATTCAAAAGTAGATGAATTAGAAGCACAATATATTGAATTAGATTTATTGAATATTCGTAAAGACTGTAAACAGTATAGAGAGAGAATGAAACAAGCTCTCAGAGAAAAAGATGATACTTTAGAGTTAATACGAGAATTGAATGAAAGTCCAGAAGGTAAACTTGAAGACGGTACACCTATTATGGATGTATTTGGTAATAAAGAATTAGAAGAAAAGTTAGAAAAAGAGTATTGGACTTTGAGAATGGCGAAACAATGTGCTACAGAAATGTTAGCATATGGTAAAATTGGTACAGGAAACATTGACGCAATCGCTATGTTACCACCACCACAACAAAAAGAAATATTAAAGATTGCTACTGATTATACAGTAAGATTTGATATTAACATGAATCAATTGACAAATCAAGCAGTAAGTGATTTACGTATTGGTTATGTTAATGAACAGAGACAAAAAGCATTGAAGAGTATTGGTATTTCACAAGGTGTTGAAGACCCTAATCTACTTAAAAATATAGAAGAAAACCACCAACCTGACAATAATACTCTTATAAATAATAAGTATAACAATGAAGAACAATCGCCGTCACAAAATACAGGCGAATGGACAACAGAAAAATAGGAATAGCAAATGGCAAATCAATACGTTTTATTTAAAAAGAATTCTATAGAACAAAAACCAGGCTGGATTACAGATTATCACAATTACTGTGGTTATGGCGTTGGTGTTATCACAGACGAAATGCAAGATTTAAGAGTTGAGTTGGACCATATACATGCAGAAATTATTCCTTATTCAACTGCTAAAGGTGTTTTGTTTGCAGACTCATATGATGGAACAATTTCAATCAAACCAGGTACTACAGTATCAGATGAATTTCCTCAAATAGTAGGTTCTGGTGAAGCTGCGAAAACAACATATACATTGGATAGTGATGACACAGCACAATCAGTTTTATTCAATAAGGTATTATTCAAAAGAATTATTAGAGACAGATACAATCAACATTGGTTGGCATTATCTCAAGCAAGTGCATTAGAGAAACAATCTTGGTCTGTTCAACAAGCAGAAGCAGAGGCGTGGACAGCAGATAATACTGTTTCAACACCGACACTTTCTACTTTAGCAACAGCAAGAGGTTTAACAGTATCAGCATTAGTATCAAAAATTAATGCGAAAGTTACAGCATACAACAGTTCAGTAGCAACTTTACTAGGTGAACAAAAAGACCTAGAGGATGAAGTTGACGCATGTACAACAATTGCAGAGTTACATAGATGGAGACATTTAAAAGGTATCTCGGCCGTTTCTACAGCACAAGCAACAGATGAGCCAGGTCTCGCTGACGCACCATTAATAATTAGTTTTTAATTAATCGCCATCTTTGATGGCTTGAAATGATGAGATTTATATTATGTTTAGTGTACCACTAAATCCCAAATTAACTCCGGAACAGTTTGATACTTTTCTGGAGTTCCTCAAACGAAATAAAAAATATATCTATGATGTTTATTATACATCAAGGATGGCACCCTTTGAACAAGACGCAATGGGTGATGTATTTCCAGAGTTAGAACAAAACTTAATTTCAGAAAACGCATATATCATTCCTAAGCAGACAGGTATTCCTTTGTCTGCCACATTTAATAATATAGAAGTACCACCAACAGACGCAAATTTAGACTTATTCATAAAAAATTTTAAGAATCTGTATGACAAGGGTATTCGTATCGTAACTATACCACACACCCTTTGGATGCTGTCTGGTAAGTTCCAACGTGCATATCCAGACGTACTTGTAAAGAATACTATTCTCCGAAATACACAAAGACTTAATGAAATAGTTAAACAAGTAGAGGCCGGTTTTGATTATATTAATTTAGACCGAGACTTAATGCGTAATGAAGACTTTTTAAAATCATTAACAAAGGTTAAAGAACACTGTAAGACTAAACTTGGTGTAGATGTAAAGATTAGTTTACTTGCAAACGAGGGTTGTTGGGGCAATTGTCCTGTACAAGATGAACATTTTTTATATAACAACACAAGAAAAACGGGTTTAGAACCAACATATTTCAAAACTAAAATTAGTTACTTCTCATGTCCTAAATGGGAAGAACAAGACCCAGCATATCAGTGGCGTATCGCAAATTTTCCACCTTGGAAAGAAGAGTGGGATAGATTACTTACTTACATTGATGTAATTAAAATGCATGGTAGAGAAAGTTCTCAAAGACTATTTGAGAGTATGAATATCATTGATAGATTTAGAGAAGGAAAGGAAATATTATTTCCAGAGTTTGAAGAGTTTATTAATAAACAAAAGTTTGCTGAAAAAAGAATTAAAGTATGGCGTGAGACTATTAAGAATTGCCAGTTTAATTGTTGGGACTGTAATGTATGTGATAAAATAGTAGAAAAAAATAATAGTGCAGAGTACATTAAGGTAGTAAAACAAGCTATAACAAATAGTGGTAGAGGTTTTAGTGGGATAACTGATACTACAAAGGCAATAGGTGGCCTTACTTCTGATAAAGTTAAACACCTAGTTAACAATATTTGTAGAAATACACCAGACCCTAGTTACTTAGAAGTTGGTGTTTTTCAAGGCGCTATATTTACAAGTGCATTAGAAAGAAATAATATCATTGCTTGTGCTGTTGACAATTGGTCAAATACACAAAATGTACCAGCAGATGATAAGGTAAAAATTGACGTTGAGAGAGGTAAGGATAGACAAATATTTTTAGAGAATATTCGTAGTCATGTACAAGATAAAAGAGTACAAATAATTGATGAAGATTTATTCAAAGTAAAACCTAGAGATATTAAAACAAAAGCTAATATAGTGTTCTATGATTGTGACCATACACCACAGGCACATTACCAATTTTTAGGACACTATAGAGACGCTATTGACGATACTTTCATATTAATAATGGATGACTGGAATTGGCCACATGTTAAGGCTATGACTGAACGTTCCATTAATGATAACGGTATGAAAGTATTATTTAAAGAAGAGATTATGACGAAAGGAGAAGACAAAGACGATTACTGGAATGGAGTAGGCGTTTTTGTTATAAACCAACAATGAGTACATCAGGATATTTTGCAACACCAATAAGTGTTTATAATAAAAAATTTGAAGGTTTAAAAGAAACAATACTTTCATATTCTGATAAACAAAAAGAAGACATTGATTCTGGAGTTGCAGTTAGTTTAAAACATAATTTAAAAGAGTCTAAATTTGATTTTCTTCATAAGGAAGATAAGGTCATACAAGATTTAAGACAGTGGATTTTAGAATGTTGGAAACTAACTATAGAAACTGTACATAAAAAAGATGTAAACTTTGATTACTTTATACCTGAGTCATGGTATCATATTACAGAAAAAGACGGTTACCACGAAACACACTATCATGCTAATTGTAGTTGGTGTGGAATATATTATGTAGATGATGGTGGTAGTTTAGATAGTGGTCAAACTAAATTTTTAAGTCCTATAGATAGTATGTTTATGGATGACGGTAATGATTTTATTAACAAACAAAGTATCTTTGTTTCGCCGGCGCAGACCGGCAAATTGATATTATTTCCAAGTTATCTAAAACATAGTGTATCGCAGTTTAAGGGAAATGGCAAAAGAATTACAATAGCATTTAATGGACAATCATATGAGAAAAATTGAGTTTGTTTCTACATTACCTGGAGTAGCTGACCTATTCATGGTTAAGGACACCAGTGATTATACACCAAAGTGGTTGTCAGTGGCAATGCTGGATTATAAAAAGAATTTAGATAAGACTAAAAAGACTACTCACATTATGCAATGTCCAGGTATTTTTAGTTTGTTTAAAACAGGTTACATAGTATCAGCATGGTATGATGTTGTTGTTAGTACAAAGAAAGGTGAAAAAGGATTTAAGTGGAGGGTTGCTGATGGAGATTTATTACAAAACTCTGAACAAAATATAATAGACACACATTCTGATAACATAACAAAATTTATTCCTAAAAGAAAAGGTACGATTGATAATATTGTAAAGATTAATACACCTTATCATGTGATAGCACCAAAAGGTGTTAAGTTTTTATGTATGCCTATACCTTATGCTGATTCATTTGATTATGAAAGTACGACAGGCATTTTAGACCCAGCAGAATCTAGTGAGATAAATATACAGTTGAATTGGAATGTGGAAGATGGAGATACTTTGATTAAAGCAGGTACACCACTTATGTACATGTTACCTATATCAGAAGAGAAATTTGAAATGACATGTAGAGACGCAACTGAAAAAGAAATTATGTGGATGAAAAAAAGAAGATACTTTAATAGTTTTTCTTTTAGTCCAGTTAGAAACAAAGTGAAAGAATTATATGAGAAGTATTTTCAATGATTGAACCAGTATTCGCCACACCTATATACAAATCTGATACTTGTTATGAGTTTACTAAAGAACAATTAGATTTTCTAAATGGTTTAGAATTTATGCCAAACAGAGGCAATACTGTAACTAAAGACAAAAATATTTTTAATAATCCTATACTATCCGATTTAAAAAACTGGTGTTTGGCAAACGTCAAGTCCTTTGCTGAACAATTAGGTAAAGAAAAGGATGTAGATTTTTATATAACAAATTCATGGTACAATAAAAGTAGACCTCACGAATCACACCATTCTCATATGCACCCTAACAGTATTTTTTCAGCAGTATTATATGTAGATGGACCTGAGTGTCCTACTTTCTTTTATAATAGTGGAGCATTTGCCAACTTCACATTTTATGATAAACAAAAAGGCAACCAATTCACAGCAAACAAAGTTGGTATAAAGAATCAACCTGGAAGATTGATATTGTTTCCTTCTTCATTAACACATGATGTGGATACAAATAGAGGCAATAGTGACAGACACACCATTTCTTTTAATACTTTTATTAAAGGTAAGTTTGGTGATTATAACGATTTAACGGAGTTATCAATATGATTGATTTAATTTTAAAAGGACAAGTCTATTTGTTTCTTATTGTCTTTGTGATGATGATAGCAGGTATGATTAAAGACAACAATTTGTTTAGTGATGTATTTACATTTCTAAAAAGAAGTATTAAAAGTAACAGAGCTATTGTAGCAATGTTCAGTGCATTGACAGGAATATTACCTATCAAAGGTCGTGTGACTGTATCTGCTGGACTATTAGACACAATGGCACCTAAAAATAAAAAGAGTAGAGAGAAGTTTGGACCTATTGATTTCATGTCAACACACCATTATTATTTCTGGTCTCCTTTAGAAAAGACTGTTATCTTACCTATGGCTGCATTTGGTTTATCATATGGTGCTTTTATAGGAATAATTTGGCCGTTGTTAGCAATGACGGTTGTATATGTTTTAAGTTATCTTGTTTTTGCAGTAAAAGATAAAGACATTGCATTAAAGAATAGTAAACAAAAAATTAAAATAAGTAGAATTACAAGATACGTTTTACCATATTTACTAGGTGTCGCAGCTATTATTGCTGGTGTAAACTTCTTATGGGCATTTGGTCTATTAACAGCATATTACATGATTGTTACACAGACATTTGATTTCAAAAAACTAATAGGTTATGTTGATTGGAAAATTGTGGCTTGGGTCGCAGGTATTATTTTCCTATCTAACGTTGTAAGAACACACACAGGCGAGATTAACTCTTTCTTACAATCTACAGGTTTAGACATAACAACAACATTTGGTTTTATTGCAATCAGTTTACTATCATTTCTTGGTGCCTTTGCTTTAGGTTCATCAAGTAGATTTGGAGCAATTACAGTATTACTTACATCAATATATGGTATGGAATATTTACCATGGTTCTTTGCAGTTGACTTTGCTGGATATGTTATGTCACCTATGCATAAATGCGTAGCGATTGGTAAGATGTATTTTGGTACCAAACTATCTACATATGGTATGATTTTGACCGGTTGGTCAGCACTATTAATCGCAACAGCAGGAGTTTTATTATGGATATAAAAGACATAACACATGAGTGGCATAAGGCTGCTGAACGTAAAGATTTTGTAAAAGTATTAATGAGTGGTGAGATAGATGAAAAGGTATATGCTACTTACCTTTACAATCAAGCACAATGTTATGCTGTATTAGAAAAATACGCACAAGAGAATTCTTTGTTTAGACATACGCCAGGTATAGAAAGAACAGAGCATTTATTGTATGATTTTAAAGCATTGTGGAAAGATGATAAAGAACAACCTATTATTACACAAAGTACAAAAGACTACATTAGACATGTTGAGGGTATGAGAGAAGACGCTCACAAACTCTATTCACATATATATGTAAGACATTTAGGAGATTTATCTGGTGGCCAGATGATTAGAAAAAAGACACCTGGTCCTAATAGATTTTACACGTTTAAAGATGTAGCACATAAGACTTATAAACCAATTGTTAGAGAAGTAATACATTCTTATTTAAGTTTGTACGAGGAAGATGTACGTACTGAAACACAGAATTGTTTTATTTTTGCAACAAGATTATTTGGAGAAATGCATGATTTGGGAAAGATTATTACTCAACAGCGAAAAGATAATTAAGACATTAAATTTTCATTGCGAAGAATACGCTGAAGAGGGAATGGAAAGATTTAATAATGAAGAATTAGGTTGGGTTAATCGTACATGGCATAATGAAAGTGTACGTAGAGCTCATGTTGATATAGTTGACGTTAGAAATACCAAAGGGCTTTGGATGATGCATGTATGTATTTTTCCAGACAAACACAATGACGGACCAATTTTTGGTTGGGACGTAATTGCAGGTAAGAATAAAGTGACCGGAGCATTTTATGATTGGTCGCCTATGTTAGTTAAAGACCATGACATGACTAAAAAATTTATTAGAATAAATGAGAAGTTTAAACCAATTAAACAACGAGAGTTGCCAGATTGGGCTCTGAAAATATTTTCACCAGGCATGATAGCTGCTGGAAATATTAATACAGAGGAAGAAATCAATACTCTATGTGGACTTGTAGAAAGACAACTTAAAGAATACTTAGATGATATTGTAGAATACAATAATACAGGCAATGAGGAAGAAATTATCAAGGCACAAAATTATTATTGTGAACACCAACAACAAAATCCTCATACACCGAGGGTTATGTTAACACTAGGATTACCAGAGGAAGATGTAAAGACCTTTTGCACGGACAACTTGTTTCCTAAAACATAAATAGACATATCAAATAGGAGAAAATATGTTAAAAACACTTACAACATTCATGTTGTTGATGGTAACTACTGTTGCCTTTGCAGACAGCACAGCAAAGTCGGTTGATGATAGACTGACAGCACTTGAAAACCAGAGTTTAAGTTTACCAAACGGACTATACTTTAACGGAGAAATTGAAGGGTTTTATGATGATAAGACTTACGACTCAGGTTGGGATAGTAGAGCAGAGTTACAAGTAGGCGCTAGTACAGACCTAGACATGCCATTGATTAACAAAGCTGGAGCAAGTGTATCGTTTGATTCACACTATGCTTTAGATACAACTAAAAACAATACTTTAGTTGAAAAACAAATGTTTTTCGGAAACGATAACTTTAGATTGTTTACGGGAGAAACAGACGCACAAAGATTAGGATTTGCTAAGACTTCTAAAATTGGTGCTCCTATTATTATTACAAAACCAAATAACAGACTAGACCACAACGAGAAGACTGTTCTTGCAGTCGGTGGGTTTGTTTGGAATGATGAGTTTCAAATGGAATCATATAGACTACAAAAAGATAAACCTTGGGGTATTGTAGTTGGTTTTGATAACGATAGAGATACATATTATTACAACGGTACCGTTAGTCTTTTAGGATTAGCAGACGCCTCATACATGGTGATTGAAACACCGAGTGACGCAGCTGGTTATTCTAAAGATACTAAACAAGAAGGATTTGCCGTTGGTGGTTCATTAAGACGTTGGGGTGTTCCTGTTCAATGGGGTGCTGAAATGTGGGACGACAAAGACACAGGCGCTCAGGCAGGTAAAAACAGATACGATTATGGTATGATGTGGAACACAACTGATAATACTTATTTGACAGCACATAGAACAGAGAATGATGACCTAGGTTATACAGGTAATTATTTTGGTGCAGTTTACGACAATAAAGTTACAGAAGTAGGGTTATATTTCCACGACAAAGGTGGTGTATCAACGTTTACTGGTGCAGATTACACTGATACTCAACAGGTATTAGCAAGTATTAAGTATAAATTTTAATTGAACACATACTGTTTTAACGTATTCCTGTTCTTATAAATATACCAAAAGGGACTAATTTATGGCAGAACCAGCAAGTAGAGAACAGTTAAAACAGTATGCTTTAAGAGCATTAGGTAAGCCTGTTATTGAAATAAACGCAGACGATAATCAATTAGAAGATAGAATTGATGAAGCATTGCAATATTTCGCACAGTACCACTATGATGGAATTCGTAGAACTTACCTAAAGTACAAATACACACAAGCAGATAAAGACAGAGTAACAACAAATTCAAGTGAGTCGGTAACCAAAAACGGTGTTACTACTGCTTGGGAAGAAGGACAAGGATATATCGTTGTACCTGATAGTGTTGTTTCAGTTGTTAATATCTTTCCTTTTTCAAGTAAAGGTTCTTTAAATTTATTTGATGTTAGATATCAATTAAGACTTAATGACCTTTATGATTTTTCTTCAACTTCTGTAGTTAACTATGATGTGGTAATGAGACAGTTAGACTTCTTGGACCATATTCTAGTTGGTGAAAAACCATTAAGATATAATCAACACGACAACAGACTGTACATTGATATGGACTGGAAGAATGATTTACAAGTAGATGAATACTTGGTAATTGAGTGTTATAGAAAGATGGATCCGACCGTGTACACAGACGTGTATAACGACATTTACTTAAAGAGATATGTTACTGCTTTGTTTAAAAAACAATGGGGTGCTAATCTTGCAAAATTTAATGGCATTGCAATGATTGGTGGAGTTACATTGAATGGGCAACAAATTTATACAGAAGCTTTACAAGACGTAGAAAAGTTAGAAACTGAAATTAGAAGCACATTTGAACTAAATCCAGCAATGCTTATAGGATAATAAAGCATGACTGTAAATCACTATTTTCAAGGTGGTAGAGGGATTGGTAATCAAGCAGAGAAGCGATTACAAGAAGACCTGATTGTTGAAAGTATTAAAATCTTTGGACAAGACATATACTACCTACCGAGAACACTAGTTAATAGAGACCTTGTATTAGGAGAAGATACTTCTAGTAGGTTTGATGACTCATACCTAACAGAAATGTACTTTGAAACTAATGAGGGATTTGCAGGCGAGCAAGAAATCATAAACAAATTCGGTTTAGAAATTAGAGACGACACTACATTGGTTGTCACTAAAAGAGCCTTTGAGGCACAAGTAGCCAATAGTGCTAACTTAATTGCTTCAGGCAGACCAAACGAGGGAGATATTTTATATGTTCCTCTAATGCAATCATTCTTTGAAATTTTATTTGTAGAAGACCAGGAACCATTCTTTCAATTAGGTGCTTTACCGGTTTACAAATTAAGAGTTACACGTTGGGAATATTCTAACGAAAAGATTGATACAGGTAACGAAGTATTAGACCAATATGAAGATGACCATAGTCTTGATATGTTGTTACATAAACAAAAATTAGAAAGTGGTCAAACTGTATTAACAGGCGATGGTTCAATTCAATTAGAATCTTATCACAATTTTTCAACAGGTCAACCAGCATTAATGATGTTAGAAACTTATACTGATACAACTGGTTCAAACGTTCAGACACAATCGCCATATGCAAGTAATTTAGATTTAAATGCTGAAGCAGGTTATGACACAGTAGGTAATTTATCAGACGACATACTTGACTTTACAGAAAGAAATCCATTTGGGGAGGTTGACGAATAATGTTTGGTAATCACTATTATAACGAGACGTTAAGAAGATTGACTATTGCATTTGGTCAAATTTTTAATAATATTATTATACAAAACAAATCATCTACAGGTGCAGTAACCTCAAGAATAAGAGTGCCTTTGGCATATGCGCCAAAAGAAAAGTTTTTAGTTAGACTTGACGAACAATCAAATTTAGATGACAGAGCATTTGCAACCACATTACCTAGAATGGGTTTTGAAATTACAGGTTTGACTTATGACGCAAGTAGAAAATTAACTAGAACACAAAAACATAGAATTGTTAAAGAGACGGATGATGGTAAGACTCTAAACTTTAACTATACACCAGTACCATATAATATAGATTTTACACTATATTCTTTTACAGCAACTGCTGAAAATGGTCTAATGATTATTGAACAAATATTACCATACTTTCAACCAGACTTAACAGTAACAGTTAACATGGTTCCTGATATGAATATCAAAAGAGATATACCTATTATTTTAAATACTGTAAATTACGAAGACAGTTATAATGGTACGTTCACACAAAGAAGAGCAGTAATCTATACATTAAACTTTACTGCTAAGACTTATCTATTTGGTCCTATGAGTAATCAGAAAGTTATTAAAAAAGTACAAGATGATTTACATACTGATTTACCAGACGCAAGTAGAGAAGAAAGAATTATAATTACACCAAATCCTACAACGGCAGACGCTGATGATGATTTTGGTTTTACAACACAAATATTGAACTTTACAGATGGTAAGAGTTTTAACCCGAGCAGTGGAAATGATGAGTAAAAATTATGAACAAAAAATTAGAGAATTCAGTTAATGAAATATTAGGTTTGGATCCTGTTGCAGAAGACCAACCTGAAAATGCAATGGAAATGGTTGTTAAAGAAACACCAGCCGTACCTAGAATAAACGACCCTAAAGACACTGATATAGATAACGATTATCAGAATAGTAGAGAGAACTACTACAACCTTATTGATAAAGGTAACGAAGCAATTGAAGGTATATTAGAGATTGCAAAAGAAGGCCAACACCCACGAGCATATGAGGTTGCAGGACAACTTATAGCCAACGTTGCTGGTACTGTAGATAAGTTACAAGATTTACAAAAGAAATTAAAAGATTTAAAGTCAGAGACTAAAAATGCCGACACTAAAATTCAGAATGCTTTGTTTGTTGGTTCAACAGCAGAATTACAAAAGATGTTGAATAGAAAAGAAACACCAGAGTCAAGAATGGAGAAAGGTTTAGAAAATGAAACTATTGAAGGCAAAGCTAAGTAGTGACCAAAAGATTGTTGTACCTTTAGACAATATAAAGTACATCAAACAAATGACGCCTCTAAAAGAATTACTAGATGGCGAAGAATTAAAAAATCCGATTGAAGTATGGGAATATAAAGAAGGCACAGGCGAGAAACGTGGTGTCAATGGTGTCACGTATAAACATTATCCATACGCTACCTTTAGAGGCAGTCAGAGAGTAAATGCAGCTATACAGTTAGGTTATACACATATAGAGGCAATAGTTATAAAGTGATAAAGACAACTATTATGTTCGCTGATGGTTATGAACATGATAGAATTAATCATTTAGAGTTATGTGCTACCTTTCCACCACGCAACAGGTTAAGGGTAGACGTTACTGATTATAGAATAATTGGTGATGAAATATGGAAAGATGAATATTGTGTTGCAGACCTTATTGACATGTTTGGAGATAAGGACTTTTATAAATGGTTTAAAGAGGTGTATATTTTGAAAAAACCAAGTAGTATACCGGAAAGTACGTTTAACAAAAAATGACAGACGCATATCTAGGAAATCCTAATCTTAAAAAGATTAACACACCAGTAGAGTTTACTAAAGAACAAATTTTAGAATATCAAAAGTGTGCTAACGACCCTCTATACTTTATGGAAAATTATATCCGTATTGTATCGTTAGATGATGGTCTTGTGCCTTTTAAAATGTATGACTTTCAAAGACATATTGTACAGACAATACATGATAACAGATTTACTATCTGTAAGTTGCCAAGGCAATCAGGTAAATCTACAACAACAGTATCTTACTTATTGCATTATGCGTTATTCAATCCTAATTCTAATATTGCTATACTTGCTAACAAATCTTCAACTGCCAGAGACATACTTGGAAGAGTACAACTTGCCTATGAAAATTTACCAAAATGGTTACAACAAGGTGTAATCAATTGGAACAAAGGTAACATTGAACTAGAAAACAAGTCAGTCATTGTGGCAGCTGCAACATCATCAAGTGCGATTCGAGGTGGTTCATTTAACATCATCTTCCTTGACGAGTTTGCTTTCGTACCGGCTAATATTGCCGAGGCATTTTTTAGCTCAGTTTATCCTACAATTTCATCTGGACAAAAAACTAAAATGATTATCGTATCCACACCAATGGGTATGAATATGTTTTATAAACTATGGAATGACGCAGAGAATAAACGAAACGATTATATTCCTATTGAAGTACATTGGTCAGAAGTACCTGGTCGTGACGAAGAATGGAAAGAAAGAACAATTAGAAACACCTCACCTGAGCAGTTTCAACAAGAGTTTGAGTGTGAGTTTTTAGGTTCTGTAGATACACTTATTAGTCCTGCTAAAATTAAAACTTTAACATATATGACGCCATTAACGTCAAGTGGTAATGTAGATGTATTTGAGAATCCAGTCAAAGGTAGAACATATGTTTGTACAGTTGACGTTGCTAGAGGAGTAGGAAAAGATTATTCAGCATTTGTTATCTTTGATGTAACAAAAATGCCTTACAGAATTGTCGCTAAATTTAGAAGTGATGATATTAAACCTCTAATGTTTCCACATATTATTAAGAAAGTTTGTGACGCATATAATCACGCACAAGTTTTGGTTGAGGTCAATGACCTTGGTCAACAGATTGCAGAAGCATTACAGTTTGAATTAGAATATGACAGTTTGTTAATGACTACACAAAGAGGTCGTGCTGGTCAAATATTAGGTGCAATGTTCAGTGGTAGAGGTACATCTTTAGGTGTACGAATGACCAAACAAATTAAGAAAATTGGTTGTGCTAACATTAAAACATTGATTGAATCCGACAAACTTATAATTAATGATTTCAATGTAATTGAAGAAATGAGTACCTTTGTAAGAAGAGGTAACAGTTGGCAAGCTGAAGAGGGTTGCCATGACGATTTGTTTATGTGTTGTGTTATATTCGGTTGGTTGTCAAATCAGCCATTCTTCAAAGAATTAACGAATACTAACGCAAGACAAATGTTATATGAAGAACAGGAAGCACTGATAGAACAGGACATGGCTCCCTTTGGTTTTGTTGATGACGGAATACCTGACCACGAAAAAAGTGAAGTAGATGAATATGGTACGGTCTGGCATCCGGTTGTCACACACAAAGGATTGTAGGGTTCCTAGGTCTTATAAATATCAGTAAGGATTGAATTTTGACTATGGGCGTATGAATAATACGAGAGTTGAATATTTTAAAATTAATAATTAGCTAATTAAAAGGAGATAACCTAATGGCATTTCAAGTATCACCAGGTGTTCTCGTACAGGAAAAAGACTTAACAAGAATCATTCCAGCTGTTTCTACATCAATAGGCGCAATTGCTATCAAATCTAGCAAAGGTCCTTTAGACGAAGTAGTAAGTGTTTCTAGTGAGCAAGAATTAGTAAGTCAGTTTGGTAAACCCGACACTTCAAACTTTGAAGATTGGTTTACTGCTTCAAACTACTTACAATATTCTAACGCTTTGAGAGTAGTCCGTGTACAGAATTCATCTGTTTCAAATGCAACCGAGACAGGTTCAGCATTTGTAATTAAGAATACGACAGACTACCAAAATAATTATGCAGACGGTTCAGCTTCAGTAGGTCTTTGGGCTAGTAGAACAGCAGGCGCATGGGGAAATTCTATAAAAATTTCTACATGTCCTTCAGCTACTGCTTATGAAGAAACAAATAAGACTACTGTAAATGACGCAAGCACTTCAATTGGTGACACAGTTGTTACTGTAACATCAGCAGTTGGGATTGTAGCCGGCGACATAGTTAACTTTGGAGACAACTACGAATATAGAGTAATTAGTGTTTCAACTAATGACTTAAACATTGTTAGAAAAGAAGAACCTCAATACTTTGGAACTTCTGACTCTTCAGGATTACATGAAGTAATAACTAACGGTGCTCAAGTAAGAAGAAGATGGCAACATTACGATTTATTTGACAAAGCACCTGGAACATCACCATATGTTGCAGGTTTAAGTGGAACAAATGACGAACTACATATCGCTGTAATTGACGCAACTGGTTCAATTAGTGGTGTTAAAGGTTCTGTTTTAGAAACGTACGGAGCAGTTTCAAAAGCTTCAGACTCTAAAACAGCTCAAGGTTCTACTAACTACTATCCTGATGTAATTTACAATCAATCAAGTTACATCTACTGGATGGACCACAACGCTTCAGGTACTACTTGGGGACAAGCGGCAGCCAACACTGTATATACAGACGTAACATCTGTTTCAGACGTTACATTACAATCTGGTTCAGACGGCTCAGCTGCAACAACAGGACAGAAAAGAACTGCTTACGAAAAATTTGCAGACGCTGAAACTGTTGATGTTGGTCTAATCATGGCAGGTTCAGGTGACGCTACACATATCGGTAACCTAATTACAATCGCAGAAAACAGAAAAGACGCAATAGTATTTTGCTCTCCTGAAAGAAGTGATGTAGTTAATGTTGCTGACGCAAACACACAAAAGAGTAACGTTGTATCATTCTTTAATGGTATCAACTCATCTTCTTATGTTATGTTTGATAGTGGTTACAAATACATGTACGACAGATACGCTGACGTATATAGATATGTACCATTAAATGGTGACACTGCTGGCCTATCAGCAAGAACAGACTTAATCGCAGACGCTTGGTACTCACCAGCGGGTCTTAACAGAGGTATTGTTAGAGGCGCAGTTAAGTTAGCATTTAATCCAACACAAGCACAAAGAGACGAACTGTACAGAGCAAGAGTTAATCCTGTTGCAACCTTCCCAGGTCAAGGTACTGTTCTTTTTGGTGACAAAACTGGACTATCTGCTCCTTCAGCATTTGATAGAATCAATGTTAGAAGACTGTTTATTGTACTAGAAAAAGCAATCGCTACTGCTTCTAAATTTCAATTGTTTGAATTCAATGATGAATTTACAAGAGCAAACTTTAGAAACATTGTAGAACCTTTTTTACGAGAAGTACAAGGTAGACGAGGTATTACAGACTTTTTAGTAGTCTGTGATGAAACTAATAACACAGGTGAAGTAGTTGATAGAAATGAATTCATAGCGGAGATTTTCATAAAACCTGCTAGAAGCATTAACTTCATTACTTTACAATTCATAGCAACACGTACTGGCGTTTCGTTTGACGAAGTGGCTGGTGGGTAAGTTTAGAAAAGGAGAATAAAACAATGGCAAACATTAATGACTTCAAAGCTAAACTTGCAGGCGGTGGCGCAAGAGCCAATCAGTTTAAGGTAACAATGCCTTTTCCTGGTTACGCACAAGTTGGT